GAATTTTAGCATCTCCTGAACGTAAAGCTGATCAAGCAGGTGAAGGAAAAATATTAATAGATGATAGATTCGACCCCAATATCCGTATGTGGAGAGAAAAGGGTGGAATTGGTATTCATCATACAAGTGCCAGCGATACAATTTCGCAACTTAAAGAATTAGGCTTATGATCAAGTTGATTGATATATTATTAGAAAATGATCAAGATAAAGATAAACAAATAAATTCTTTATTAAGTGATTGGATTATTTCTTCTTTAAGTGATACAACTAAAAGACAAGAAATAGGAGCTAAATTAGAAGAATTAGGCATACCAGAAGAATACAAACAAATCCCTTCATCAACATTATATAGAGTAGTAGGAAAAAATAAAAAACCAACAACTGCTAAGTATATATCATACGCTTATGATACTAGAGGTTTAAGTAAAATGACTAAATGGTTAAAACAGATATTTAACATTGATGAGAATGATTTAGAAGTAATAGAAGTTAACCCTCAAGATGTTAATGTTTTAATTTGTATTCCTACATTTTATAAAAAAACAAAAATATTTGGTGGTCGTCAGTTTGAAAAATTATGGAAAACTGAATATGAAGTAATAGTAAAACAATAAGTTATGAGTGAAAACAACTTAAAAAAAGAATTTTCACAACGTGATATTCAACGTATGAGAAATCTTATTACTGGAGATTTGAGTGGTAAAACCCAAACTCAGGTAGGTTATGAAAAACATGCCCACACCTATCAAGAAGGTGATATTTGGGAAGCTAATGGTAAACAATGGACTATCAAAAATGGCATTAAACAAACAGTTACTAAGTATGATGATTTAAAACGTTTAGTTACCTTACCTCTTACTTGTCCTGATTGTGGACGTCCAATGAAATCAAATAGATATAACAAAGAAATGTGGTCAATACATAAAAAATGTTTTGATTGTGTTATTGAGTTTGAAACTAAATTACGTCAAGAAGGCAAGTTTGAAGAATATCAACGCAAAATTATGAATTCTAATAAGGATGCTTATTTAGATGATATTATAAATGCTATTGATACATGGGCTGAAGTAAAAGAAACGTTTGTAAATGAAGCAGGTGATGTTGAAAATTGGGCAGGTGGCAATGTTGATAAAGAAGAGATTGCTCGTTTAAAAGATCACATAAAAAAGCTCAAGGAACAACAGATTTAAAATATTTATGAGTAATTGAATAAGGCTTAAATGAACGAAAATATTTACACTGTTTTAATGACCGCTATTACTGTTTTAGGTAGTGCTACAGCGTTTCGTTATTACGAAAAAAGATCTATGCGAAAAGAACGTGATGATGAATTTATCCGTCATGATTGCAAAGATAGAATCGCTAAGTTAGAAGCCTTACTCGTTGAATCGTCTCGCGAAAAAGAAGAGTTACGTAAAATGGTATTACAGCTTACAAAAGAAGTAGCTGCGTTAAGTACCAAAGTTGAATTTTTTGAAAAAGGTGGCAATTCCCGTATTAGTTTATAATTATTTCCATTAAACATCGTATATTTATATAGAGAAATACTCTAATAAATTATACACTATGCCTTATACAGCCGTTGGTAAATGCGTTTACAAAAAGAACGAAGATGGTAAACGCGGTGAGAAAGTAGGATGCACAAAAGGTGCAGTTAAAGACTACTTAGCCGCATTATACGCCTCAGATAAAAACGAAGCAGTTAAAGCTGCTAAAGAAATCAAAGAAGCACTTATTGATGATGTTGATCCTACAACAGCTGCCCTTGATATTGATGATCAATTAGGTGTATTTTACATTGTACAAAAACCAACCAAAGATTCAACTCTTGAATCTATTGTAGCTGAAGGTGATTTATTTACTATTGCTAATTTATTTAAGCGTGGTTTAGATTTCGATAACGTGTTTGGTTTATATAAAACAGCTGAAAAAGCTCAAAGAATGGGTGAAAGACTCATTAATGAGATGAGAAAGCAAATGAGAGAAAATCTTAAACTTGGTGAAAATAAAATTGCTGAACTTGAAGATGATATCAATTTAATTAAAATGGAAATTGAAAATCATATGCAACAAGCTATGGCTGAACCCGGTGCTCGTGATGCTCACTTTGCTGATGCTGAAAGATTATTAGATGAACTAAAGCAAAAAGAAGCAATGCTTGCTAAATTAAAAGGTGCTTTAGAAACAGAAATAAAAAAATTAGACGAAATAGAAAAAATTAAAAAATAATGAACCCAATAGCTAACTTTTTTTCAACCTTACTTGCCTCTAGAACTCAAGCTCATATCTACCATTGGCAAACTCCATCTGATGCTGCTCATAGAGCATTAGGAGCATATTATGAAAAAATTATTGATATTATTGATCCTTTAGTTGAGTCAATTCAAGGTAAACAAGGTATTATTACTGGATACTCAGCTCCTGGTCAAGTAAGAGAATATATTTCATGTGAAGAAATTATTGCTTATTTTACAGCATTAGAAATGTATGTTGAGCAAAACAGAAATAAATTACCTCAAGATTCATATGTTCAAAATCAAGTAGACATGATTTGTGAACTTATTACTACTACTATTTACAAATTGAAATTCTTAAAATAATGTCAGTAGACTTAAAAGTTTTACTTAGAGAAGAAATTGAGCGTCTTTTAGAAGAAGACACTAAATTTTCTGAAGGTGAAAAAGTAAAAACAACCGATGGTAAAGAAGGTGAAATTAGCTTGTCTAAACATCCTTTTTATGCTATTAAGTTAAATGATGGTTCTACTAAATCATATCATTTTTCTGACTTAGTAAAACAGGTTCAAGAAAAAATGGAATATGAAGGTAATTTAAATGAATTATCAGCTGGTTTAGCTTTTCATATTAAAAATGGTTTAAGTTTATTTGAAAATGTATTTCGTCCTGAATCAAAAGCTTATTTTGATTTATTTAACGAAGCAAGACAATTATATAATGAAGGTTTATTAAAAGTAACTCCTGAAGAAGCAGATTTATTAGAATCAGAAATTGGAAAATCAGTAATGGTTGAAAATAAAACAATCCATTTGGGTTTACCATTTTTAGACGATGCTGAATTTTTAACTGAAGCAGAAAAGAAAAAAGATCCGCCAATTGGTAAACCAAAACGTGGTGGCTCTAAAAAATTCTATGTTTACGTTAAAAATCCAAAAACAAAGAAAATTAAAAAAGTATCATTTGGTGATACAACAGGATTACGTGCAAAATTAAATAATCCAAAGGCAAGACAGGCGTTTTCTAAGCGTCATAATTGTCCTCAAAAGAAAGATAGAACAAAAGCATCATATTGGTCATGTAGATTACCAAGATATGCTAAACTATTAGGTTTTAAAACATCATTCAGTGGATACTGGTAAGCCATACATCGATTTAGAAGTTACAGACAAATATATTATACGAGAGTTCAATGAGGATATTGATCCCATTGAACTTCTTTGGCATCGCGATGATGAAGATCGCTTAATTGAAATAATAGGAGATACAAACTGGCAAATACAACTTGACAACCAGTTACCAACCTCCATGAACAAGCCCATATTTATACGCAAACATGAATGGCACCGAACTATAAAAGGAACGGGCAAGTTGCGTATAAAAATACATAAATTATGAGCTTTATTAAAGACTTGTTCAAAGACAACAACGACATCAACGAAAAATCAGTAGTTGGATTCCTATCATTCATTTGTATGGTAATCGCTCTGTTAGTAGACTTAATCACAGGATGGTTAGGTAAAGAATTATTAATTAATGAATTCATTTTTGATGGATTTATGGTAATCACTTTAGGTGCTTTTGGTATTGCATCTGTTGACAAGTGGACTAACCGCAAGAATGAAATCCAGAAGTTAGAAATCGAAAACAACGAAGAACAACCAACCGAATAAAATCAAAACCATGAATCTAGACAAATTAAAAGGACATGTACCTGATGCTGTAATAGCCCAGTTACCAGACACAATTGCCAAATTTGAATTAAACACTCCATTACGCTTAGCTCATTTTTTAGCTCAAGCAGGACATGAAAGTGGTGGGTTCAAAGCAGTTAATGAAAATTTAAATTATGGAGCTAAAGGCTTATTAGGTATATTTAAAAAATATTTCCCAACCCCAGAAAAAGCAGCTTTATACGAGCGTAAACCAGAAAAAATCGCTAACTTAGTATATGGTGGTAGAATGGGTAATGGTGCTGAAGCTACAGGTGAAGGATATAAGTTCCGCGGCCGTGGTTATATCCAATTAACTGGTAAAGATAACTATAAAGCATTTGATGCTGTTGTCCCTGAAAATTTACTTGAATCACCAGATTTAGTAGCAACTAAATATCCATTATTATCTGCTGCTTGGTTTTTTCATAAAAATGGATTGCATAAAATTGCAGATAAAGGTGCTACTGATGCTGTTGTGACAGAAGTTACTAAGCGTGTTAATGGTGGTACTATTGGTTTAGCTGATCGTATTAAACATTTTAAAGAATATCACACCTTATTAGCTTAATTATGATACAAAAAGTTATAGATTGGTTTAAATTCTATAAGAATTTTTTTAAATACGCGCTATACGGAGCAATAGGATTATTTGCTTTGTATGGCCTTATTTTTATTATAACTGCAAAACAAAATATGCCTACTGATATTAAGGCAACTATTGATTCGTTAAATGCTGTTAATAAACAACTTATTGAACGTCAAAAACAAATTGATAGTACAATTGCTGTTTATGAAGCTGAAGTTAATCAAATTGATAATCAAGTAGATAATATCAAAGAAAAAACAACTATTATTCGTGAATATTATCATGAAATAGGTCAACAAGCAGCACAATATACACCAACTCAAGTCGATTCATTTTTTAAAGCAAGATACAACTACTAATGAAAAAATTATTGTTAATATTATTTATATTACCTTTATTTAGCTACGCACAACAGGATACTATTAAACTTCCTGTGTATGTAGCTAAACAAATTGTTAAAGATTTAGTTAGTGGTGATAGTGCTAAGGCTGAATTGAAATTAACCAACGAACATGTTGTATTGTTGAATCAAAAACTTGGTTTAAAAGACAGCATCATTTCAGGTCATGTACAGAAGGGTATAATGTATGAAGATCGTATTAAAAATGAACAATTAAAATTCGATACTCAACAGAGATGGGTTGAACAATTACGTAAAGATAATAAAAAACTTAAAGTAAAACTAAGATTTATACAAGTTACTGGTACCGCTGTAATAGGAGGACTAGCATATTTATATATAACTAAATGATCAAACTATCTGATATATTATGTGAAGTCCTTAATGAGGACAGATGTCAACGTATAGCTAATAGACGCTATGACAAACCATCAGCATATAAATCAGGAGCTATTGTTCGTTGCCGTAAAGGTAATATTTGGAAAGGTATTAAATCTGAAGTAGCTTTACAAGAAAAAGAAACTTTACGTAAATGGTTTGCAAGACAAGGTGCACCGGGAAGTGGAGGAGGATGGGTTGATTGCAATACTTGTCGCGAAGAAAATGGTAAAAAGAAATGTAAACCTTGTGGAAGACAAAAAGGTGAAAAGCGTGCTAAGTATCCCTCATGTCGTCCTACACCCTCACAATGTAAACGTCCAGGCAAAGGTAAAACCTGGGGAAAAACAAAATGATGAAATTAAAAGATATATTACTCGAGGTTGAAACAGATCAAAAAGTTGATGCTGTGGTAGACGATTTAAAAGATGATTTTGCTTCTGCTATCAATGGTATCGAAGATGCATTAGAAGATGCTGAAGATCAACAAAAAGAAGGGGTATTAACTACAGCTAGCTTATTACTTGCTCTTCCTGCTGTTTTAGGTATAATTGCTCGTTTGGGTAAAGCTGCTACTTCTGCTTTTCAGAAAATAGCTGGTAAAAAACCAGACGATCAAAGCGGAACAGAAAAATATTTCCAACAATTAGGAAGAGTAGCAGATGAATTACATCATTTGTATATAAAACCTCTTGAATTGTTAACAAGGAAGTTTATTAAGGATCCTGTAAAAGCTAAAAAAGTAGCAAATGCTATTTTTCATATAATTGTAGCTACTATGATGATTGCCTCAGGAGTAACTGCTGCTAAAGCACTTCAAGCAAAAGAAATATCATTAGCTTCATTAGAATCAGCTTTAACCGCTGTTAAAGGTGGTGAAGTAAAAAATTATTTAACAAATCTTTATAACGCTATATAAATGAAACTTAGAATTAAACAAGTTAAAGAAGACGCAATAGGTAAAGTAGATCTTTTATCTCGTGACTTATATAAACTAAAAATGGCTAAAGCTATTTCTGATGCTTTCCATGATAAAATTCATCAATTAATTCGTACAGGTGATTTAGCTAAAGCTGAAGAGCTTTTAAATCGTGTTAAACCAGGTAAAGATGACTTTATTAATGTAAATGAAGTATCTGATAACCCAGAAGGCGATCAGTTAGTATTACGCTTTTTACAAGGTATTGCTAAAAAATTTGACTACCCTGTAGCTCAAGCAGCTAGATTTGTTAAAGAAAGAATTAAAAAATTAGGATATAATGAAGCATTAGATCCAGTAGGCAAAGAAGATAGTGATATAGATAATGATGGTGATGTAGATAAATCAGATAAATATCTTCAAGCAAAACGCGATGCTGTATCTAAAAATATAAAAGAAGATCATGAAGTATCAATGGCTCATAATTTACTTGATGATATTGTTAGAAATGCTACTGCATTAAAGATGAAATTAGGTGGTGAAGAAAGAGATATTCCTGGATGGATTCAAGATCATATTTCACAAGCCCAAAATTACATTAATCAGGCAAATACTAATTTCCATGAAGACAATAACGAAGAAGGAGATGAAGCTATGCTTGAAGCAGAAATGAATGGTATGTCACCTGAAGAGCAATTTGATGCTCTTATGAAGCGCTATGATTGGTATGCTGAAATGAGTGATGATCCTAGAGCATATGATAGAATGACTTCTTTACATCGTCAATTATATAATTTAGGTAAGCAATTAGGTGATGAAAAAGCAGTAGAAATATTTAATCAATATGCTCCTAAAGGTTCAGGCGTTCAAAAATATTTAGATAGAACTATTGATTCACTTGATCAATTAAGATATTAATGAAATTTAAGTTATCAAAAGAAAGTGTTAAACAATTACGCGGGATTGTAAGCAACGAAGCGAATGAGTTTGTTCAAGAACAAGCTGAGGAAGTTATTTCGTTCGAATCCAATCCTATGGAGTATATTTTAAATAAATATCCTTCATTAAATGATACTTTAGAAGATTTACTCACAAGTTATTTCCGTGATTATGTAACAGGTATATTTGTTATGGCTCCTAAGCCAACAACATTTAAAGTATTATTACATAATGGACAAATGTTCTTTTTAATATATGGTCCTAAATCTTGGATTGCTAAAGTAGCAGGAAAAAGATTTTACTTATTAAATCTAAATGAAGAAGAAAGCGCCGTATTAGCAATATCAGAATTATTACAATTAGGTAGACCTCCAGGTTCTGAAGGACCTCAAGAAACAACAGGTTCAGAAAAAGCAACTGAAGAAGAAGCACCAGCTGAAGAAGAGGCACCTGCTGAAGAAGAAGGTGGTGGTGAAGAAGCCGGAATGACTGAATCTATTAATCAAAAAAAACTTAGATTAATTTTATTAAACGAAGCATCATTATCATCAAACGATCTTTCAAAAAAAATTGAAGGAGCAGGTGATAGAGGTGAAGTATTACTAAAAAAAATTAACAATAGTGAACCACTTGAATTAGTAAGTGGTGAATCTGTTGTTATTGATAAAGATAAAAGTAAAGATTTTGTTAATGCTTTATCTAAAAAACAATATGATACTATTTCAAAAATAAAATTTGTTGATGTTAATGGTAATTCTTATACAATAGGAAAAATTCAAAAAACAGCAGATTTTGGAAGTAGTAAAGGTGCTGGTGCTGGATCTGAACAAACGGATCTTCAAGAATCAGCTCAGTGTTTAGTAAATGCTATCCGTTATAATAAAGGTAGCGATATAACACCAAAAGATATAAACATTACTTCTGTAAAAAAAGCAGCTAAACGTATAGATACTACTTCATCAGTAGAAGAAATGGCTAAATTTTTAACAGATAATGATAGTTGGAGAACAACAACCATTAGTACTGCTAACTTATTAGCTAAAGAATTTGATTCTAATTTTAAATTTTATAGAGGAAAAGGTATTGTAGTTAAAATTAATGCTGCCGCAAAATCAGCTTTAAAAAATGCTGACATAAGTGCAGATATAAATAAATGGAATCCTGCTGACATATGGATGGCTACTGATGGAGCTAATGAAGTTGATTTTCCAACTGATTTAGAAAAATTAAATAAATTAATCTCCAGGTTATTCCGTGATAAAACTTTAGTAGGTGTTTCACTTAAGAAATGTGAAGATGCTTGTCATACTGAAGTATTCAATGCTGGAACTAAAAAAGCAACTAATAAATTTGAACAAATAGACCCTAAAGATAAAAATGTATTCGCTACTAAAGATATCTATATCAGATATAGTGATGGTAGAATACAATTTAGAAACTTTGGTGA